TGAGCTTACAGTAGCTATATTTAGATGCTGGGAACACATAAATCGAAGAAATCCTCAAAATGTCGCAGCTTAAAAAAATGAGCCGATTTTTATAGTCAACGAAAAAAAAGAAGGCGCATCGGGTATTACGACACACCTTCCTCGTGTTTTACGACCCCCTTGCAATGTCTATTGATAGCATCATATCGGTTACTATATCCTAACATAGCAGCAACATCACTTGCTACAAACATCGGTTTATTCTCTATAACCGTAACTCTGATTTCTCCGAATATCGGACTTTGGAAATATTGTATCTTCGCTTCCATAATAATTCGCGTTTAAAAGTGAAAGGGCAAAGACCGGAATTGCTTATTGTGGCTGTTTGCAATTCCAATCAATACCCTTTATTAATATCTTCCTATGGAGAACAGCCACGGACTCCGGATTAGAACGTTCTGAAATAATATATAAATCAGATTTTCTTTTTCCCGGAAATTTCTTTTCCCGCAGAGATTCTTCCTTCCTCAAAAGCTATCTCCACTGCCTCACTGGCACGAACCTTAGTGATATACCACTTGCCGGAGAGTTTTACCTTGTGGTGGTTAATGTATTTCTTGGCTTCTTTCATGGCTGTTCCTCCACACCTACGTTGATATCGTGGAAAATCGTATAACCTATCATTTCTCCAATGTCAGACATAATGGTGAACAGGTTGTCATAGATTTTTTCCAGTTTGATAGAATAAGCCTCGTTCATCGGGGCTTCGTCATTATCCAGCCAATTCCCGATACGCGACTTGACGGATTTGAGTTCACGCAGCATGGTAGTTAGTTCTTCTCGTTCCTCTTTCAAAGGCAATACTTGCTTTTTCATTTCAGACCTCCTTTCTGCTCCTGTAGTTTCTGATTGAGCTTTTGGTTCTCTGCAAAGAGCTGGTTCATGATGTGGCGTTGGTACGAAAGCATACCTTCGGTTCTACCGATAGCGCGTCCGGCATCATAAGCTGCCTGGAGTTCTAAAGTTGAATACGGTGAACCGGAAGCCAAGATAGCTTGCAATTCAGGATTGGAGTACTTACCCGTTTCGTGGGTGGACGTACTTGTGGCACTACTATTATTCATGCCACTTGTAATTTCATGTTCCTTGGTCATTTTTACTAATGAAATTATAAGATACAAAAAAGGCTGTCAGCCTCCCATTCCGACCAAGGAACACGTTTTATACGAATTATACGTATAGGTAACGTAGTAGGGATTTTGACAGCCTAATATCTTTGTGTTTGGGATATGGGCATAAAAAATCCTATACAGTATATTCATATAATAAAACTTTGTTCCTTGGTCGTTGAACGTTGCAAATATGGGTACTTATTTTTGATTATGCAAATATTTATTCATTATTTTGCAAATGCAACCGTTGATGGATTCGACTTTCTTGCCGGAGGTTGCTATCATCAAGATAAAAAGAAAGAGAGGTTAGAATGCGCAGTGAGTGCGTGTTACTCTCCGTCATCAAGATAGGATAGTTAAGAATAAAAAACTATTCAATTATGGAAACATTGTTTTCATTTATTTGGGAAATCTCGAAAGAGATTATAATCCATTATATCATAAAGATGATAGATAAGTACCTTGGAGATAAATAAAAACTGAAAAGTTTTAGCCTGTGGACGTGTCCATGGGCTTTTTTTATGTCAGTAAAATCCTAATCGTCTTTATATTTTAAACAGAAAACTCTTATGACAATTTTAGATTTAATCAAGGCGGCATGTAAGACGAAAGGCGTGCCAGAGAAGTATGCGGAACGTATTCAGAAGACGTTCAAAATCGAAAAAGCTGAAGGAATGGAGGCTTTTGTGGACCTGTTCAAAGAAAATATCCTTCCGGCTATCCAGGAGGCAGAGAATGAAGCTAAGACTACGGCTGAAACGGCTGCGGTCGCTGCATACGAAGCAAAACATGGATTAAAAGACGGTAAACCGGTGGAAGATCCGGATAAGAATAAGAAAACGGAAGAAGAGCTGTTGAAGGATCTTAGCCCGGAAGTAAAAGCTTATCTGGAAAGTATGAAGAAGAGTGTCGATGATATGGCTAAAAAGGTGGGTGATTCCATTACTAACTCGGCAAACGAAGCCAAAAAAGAAACAGTTCGGAAACAGTTGAAAGATGCCGGTCTTCCGGACAGCTGGCTGGGACGTGTGGATTTGGCTTCTGAAACGTCTATCGAGGATCAGATCAAGACACTATCCGAAGAATATACCGGAATCCAGCAAAAGGCGATCGATGATGCTGTGGCTCGTGGCGATTACGCTCCCGGTTCCGTAAATCTTCAGGACCGTTCCGAAGCGGATTGGGCGAAGCTGATGGATCAGGACGTCGATAATAGTGCAAATAATCCCGGTGTGGTAAACCTGGGTATTGAATAATCCAAGTAAAGTGTAACGTTATGTACAGAAAAAGAGAAAGAGAATTCCAGTATCCTCCCGGAATTGAAAAGATTATTGAGGATGTGATCGGTGGTGGGACGATTGATCGCAGAGACTTGCAGAACGCTTTGTTCAATGGCAAGGCGTTGGACGAACTGCCTCCGATTGTAATAGTAGTAAAAGATCCGGAAACAGGGCTGTATCATGTGTTGAAGACGGCAATGGCTTCCGATGCAGGTAGTGAAACAACTTATAAGGTGGCCAAGAATCATCTGTTCGGTGTGGGTGACTTCGTGACGATTGGTGGCGCTTTGACTGGCGCTTCCGATAAGATCACAGCTATTGATAAGAGTAATGCGGATTTCGATACGATTACGCTGGCAGCAACGATTGGGGCTGCAACAAAAGGTCAAGTATTGGTTCAGGCTAAAGACAAGCAGGCTGCGAAAGCCGCCAAGTTACCTTATGATGGCGAATTGGTCGTCACGATGAATAAAGTCGACTTGACTGTAGCTAACCAGCAGTCCGGGTTATTGGTAAGAGGTACGGTAAACGAATCCTGTATGCCGTTCCCGGTAGATAAGGACTTAAAGGCATTAATGTCGTTTATCCGTTTTGTGTAATCCATTAAAATCTGATATATGGAAAGAAGTTTAATTAAACAGGTGAATAAAAAGAACATGGCGGCTCGTTTGAATACCCGGCATGTGAAACCAGTCGTTTTCCCGAACTTCTTCGGGGTGAAAAGAAAGACTTCGTTGAAGTGGGAGACACTGACCGGCGAGAAGGGTGCTCCGGTAATGGCAGATGTGATCTCTTTTGACGCTTCCGCTCCGCAGAAGACGCGCGAGGTAATCAGCAAGTTGTCCGGTGATATTCCAAAGATAGCCGTTAAGCGTGGTATGAACGAAAGTGATTACAACGAGTACAAACAGTTGGAACGTGACGCACAGGGTGACGCAGATCAATTGGCATTGCTGAACCTGGCTTTCAAGGATCAGGATTTCGTGTATAACTCTGTCCGTGCCCGTTTCGAATGGTGGTGTATGCAGCTCATGAGCCGTGCGGGTTTCCATTTGTCGGCAAAGAATAATAGCGGTGTCGTTACGGCTGAGTTTGTTGGTTGTGGTATGCCGAAGAAGAACCAGCGTAAATCTTCTGTAGATTGGAGCAACGCTTCAACGGCCAACGGCTTGCAGGATATCGAAGATACGGTTGTTGCTGCTTCTGCCGAGGGAGTAACGATTCGCTATGTAGTGATGCACGTGGCTGACTTCTCTTTGTTGAAGAAGCAGAAATCAACATTCGACACATTGAAGGCATGGGTTAATTCGTCTTCAAAAATATTGGTGACGAAAAATCTTATCAACGAGTATCTGGCCGAACAGGAAATCCCGGTGAAGATCATTACTGTGAATCCGTCTGTCCGTATCGAGGACAAGGCTCATCGTCGTAAGACGATCAATCCGTGGGAGCGTAAACGTGTATGTTTCTTGGAGGATTTGAAGGTTGGTGATATCCAACACGGACCGATTGCAGCCGAATCTTCCGCTACCTTGCAGAAGATTGCCCTCATGGTAAAACAGGATTGGGTATTGGTTACCAAATGGTCTGAACTGGAACCGTTCAAGGAATGGACGAAAGCAGAAGCAAATGCTATCCCTGTCGTAAACGATCCGGATGCCATGTTCATCATGAAGGTGGATGGCAAGGATTGGAGCGCATCTGAAGATACTGAAGGTACGGATGATATCCCGGCAACATTCTTAGGTGAAACTGTTGAACCGGAAGATCAAACGATTCAGGATACCGAAAACGGAGAATAACGGCCATGGATAAGACGATCCGAGATACAATACTTGCTTATCCCGGTCTTGCCGACTGTGAAGATTTTTTGGACAACGTCGTTTTGCCGGGACGCGGCCTTGAAGGTACAGAGGATAGTAAGACGATCGATATTCAAAAACAAAAGCTGGTGGCTGCCGACCTGTATTCAATGGTCGGTGGTCTACCGGACTTCACAGAAAACAAACTCTCTATCACTTATCCTCGTTCCTGGTATGACGCTACGGCAAAACGGCTGTATAGGGAAGGTGGAGAACCGGAGAAAGCAGAACTGATCGGGAATAAGATTGAAGTTCCAAAAGGAAGGGCACGAAACAGATGGTAAGACGGTATTCACATAAAGCGATAGTAACAATCCAATCCGGACAATTGGTAAAAGGGGAATGGGTTGCCGGAGAACCGACGGAAATAGAGGTTACAGGGCAATACTTTCCATCCAATAGCGGACAGCAATTGAAGCGGAATGTCGATGGGAAGGAATTTATCGTACACGGTGAGTTCTCGACAAAGGCCCGTCCTGTGGAAAATGCGAAGCATATCCGGATTGACAGTATCGCTCTCGATGTGGATATCATTAGCTGGGAACCGTTTCAGACTCACTCTGTAATCTATGTGTAGCTTATGGCAAGGAAAGGTGGTTTGACTCCGATGTGGAGCGATAGAGAAGTAGAACGTTGGTTCGATTATTATGTGGACCGGGCGGAAGAGCGGATATACAAATTATTGCAACGTGCCGGGGAAGAGTTCGTGAAGATTGCCCGAAAGAAAGGAAACTATCAGGATCATACTGGTAACCTCCGTAGCTCTATCGGTTATGTGATCGTCAAGGATGGCGATATATTGACCGAGAACTACGAGTTGTCAGATAAGAAAGGTACCGATAAATATACGGGATTGAGAGAGGCTAAAAGGCTCGTATCAGAATTACTACCCCTTTATAAGAATGGCTGGGTATTGATTGGTGTAGCCGCTATGCCTTATGCCAAGTATGTGGAAGCAATCGAAAATCTGGATGTTATCTCCGTTGCCACGGAACATGCCGAGGATTGGATCAAGAAACAGAGTCGAATGTTATTTGATAAACTCGCTGAGAAAGGATATTGAACATGGCTGATCAGTTTGATATAGTAGATATCGTGTATGATGCGGTTGAACCGGTCAGTACGAGCTTTATTCTGTACAAAGATCGCTCTGGTGATGGTGAGACAAAGAATCATATCACAATCCGGATGCTCACGTTAAATGAAACAGAGGTTGTGAATAAAGGTTCGGTTAATATCAACGTATTTGTGAAGAATCAAGCGAAAGGCAGGCCTGATCGACAGCTAATGAAAGGAGTGACACGAAAAGTTAAGTCTGCACTACGAAATATCACACCTCCTTTCGGCATGTATTGGAAATCTCGGATCGTATGGTCCGAACCTCTTGGCGAAGCAAAAGAAGGCTTCGATTGTACGAATATAAGATTTGAAGTAATAACAGAAATAGATTAAGAATATGGCTAATGAAAGAAGTTTGGCGGTAGGCGTATCCTTCTTAGGATATGGTGACCCCGGTGATGGTGTTCCGGCCTCTATTTATACACAGTGTCCGATCGTTCATGAAGGCTCAGTTGCTTTCAATTTCAATGAAGCGACCTCTGTCGATTTCCGTGCGGAAGGGATGAAAGATCCCTGGGAGTCATTCGATAAGGCTGGCGACCCGGATAGTTTTGAATTTGCTATCCCGTCGCCGACAGCTCAGGAGATGCTCGCGTTTTGTGGTGGTTCTGTAAGTGGTGGTAAGTGGAATGCTCCGATTGATATTCCAAATATCCGCAAATCGTTCAAGATACAGACAACACCGTACAAAGGTAAGTATACGGAATATACATTTGCCATTTGTAAAGTCAGTGCCCGCTTGAGTCAGGCTCCGTCTTCAGAACAAACAGACCTTTTGCTAGTTAAATGTACCCGTTTGGCAGCAATTACCTCTGCTGGGCAGCAACGATCTTCGTTCGGTCGGGCGGTGATGAATGTAACCCTTACTCCGGTAACGGCAGTTGCAATCACCGGTACACCCAGAGTTGGTGAAACGCTTATGGCCACCTTGACACCTGCGGAAGCGACTGGTGATTTCCAATGGCAACGTAAAGTGGATGGCCAGGGAGAAGCCCAAGATATTGAGGGGGCTATTGGTGACAGTTATATGATCCAGCCGGAGAATGAAGGCGATAAAATCCTTGTCAAGTTTATGGCAAACGGTTTGTATTCCGGAGAGAAGACAAGCGCAGAAACAGAAGCCGTACAAGCAGCAGAATAATTAAGGACTGTTGTTTAGGTTATCGAAAGCCTCGGAACTATCCGGGGCTTTTATATTTTAATCGAAAATATGAGTGTAAAACAAGTACTCCAGTTAGAAAGTGAATCCGTTTCTTGTCAGCCGGTAACCATTCCGTTTGAATTTACCCGGCTTGAATCATTACCGGAAGGAAAGACGGTAGGGGATAGTATCGCCATAACCCCGATCACTGTCCGCACCTGGTTTCGAATAAAGCCTCTTTTGCTTTATATCGATAAAGAGGATAGAGAAGTTTTGATTGCTGATAAGAATAAAGGATTTTCCAATCAGGTCGCCGAACTGATAGCCAAATATGACGAACTTATCTTTGAAATCGTATGTCTTGGCATTCATAATAAGAAAGGTGATATGCCGGCCTGGTTCCGGGAAGTTCTGAAAGACAACTGTACATGGGAGGATATCTATATCCTTCTGAATGCCGTCTTGTACCGGGTAGGCTGTAACCCTTTTTCTCGTACTATCATAGCGCTGGAAGCTGTGAGCCCGTTAAGCGAAGTGGAGATAATAGCCCTTCAGAAAAACAGCGAGACATGGAAGAAGAAGGCCCTCAAAGCAGCTTCATGTTCTTAGTGACCTGCAACGAGGCTTTCGGCTATTCTCATGAACAAATATTGGATAGCAGCTTTGTTTTGTTGGTCGGCATGCTTCGTGAACGTGGTTATTTGATGAATCGAAGGGTCAAAGATTTTCATTCGGAAGATACGTCAATTAAAGAGGAAGATGGAGAATGGGTTGAAATGGTTGACTTCGATACAGGCCATGTGAAACGGATAAAGAAAGTTTTATCTGCATAACTATATATTACATTGAAAGTAGAGAAAAGGTTTTGTCATAGTGATAAATTTTGATTTGTTTGGTAGTAAGAAAGCCCTGCGGACTGTGAAGTTAGCAGGGCTTTGTTCGTTAAAAAGATATCGGGTAACGTTCCGGATGAATTATGCTGTCAATCTCAAGATCCACATCGATTGCATCCCAACGCAACGATTCTTCATCCGGCATGGTTACATCCAATACATCCGAGACTTTTGCATTTCTAAACCAAGGATATCTGTCATACGATAGATAATATTCCTTTCCTCCTACGAAAAGGAGGATACCGCGTGCATTAATCATTGTTACTTCCGCGGTGGTTGTTCCATTTTTCTCTAATAATACGCTCATGTTTTTGTACCTCCTTTAGTATGTTTGAAATTTCAGTTGAAGAAAAACCTTTATTCTCAGCCAAAGAAATAGAAGGTTCTATCCAAATTTTAGCCTTTTTTTCTGCCTGTCTGATATGTATATGCATTCTGTTTTCTTCTAAAGAGAAGAAAAAGAAACGCATTCCATTTTTATAAAAAACCGTTGGACTCATACAGCAAATATACAAAAGATTCCTGAATACAAATGCTTTTAGTTTATATTTTACCATAAAAGGATTATGGGAATCAAAAATAGGGATGGAGCCTTATTTATGGCTACTGGTATCGACAACTCCGGTTTATACGAAGGGAAACGCGAGGCTATGGGAATTATCAAGACTCTGGCAAGCGAGGTGACCTCTTTTGATATATTCAGTGGTATCGGTATCAGTGCGGCAACTGCTTTTGCACAAGCTGCAAAAAGCTCATACGACTTTGAAAAAGAGTTCCGGAAGAACATGCTGGAAGTGGCGACCATTTCCACGCAGGTGACGGATGATATGACCGGTTTTATGAATCAGGTTATGTCTATAACCCAAGAGATACCGATCAAGGCTCCGGAGGCCGCTAAAGCACTTTATAGTATCGTTTCTGCCGGTCATGATGGGGCAGATGGTATGAAGATTCTAGAAGTTTCGGCTAAAGCAGCCGTGGGAAGGCTTACAGAAACCGAGACGGCAGCCGATGCTGTTACAACGATCTTGAATGCTTATAAGATGTCAGCAGAGGAGGCCGGTACAGTCTCGGATCAGCTTTTTACAACTGTCCGATTGGGTAAGACTACATTTGGCGAATTAGGAGCCTCCATAGCCCAGGTTGCACCTATTGCGGCCGCATACGGGATCAGTATTGATCAGGTGCTGGGTGCAGTCGCTTCATTGACCAAACAAGGAACGCCGACATCGCAGGCAATGACCCAAATCCGGGCTGCTATCCAGGGTACTGCTGGGGAACTTGGGGATGCCGCTTTTCAAGGGCGTACTTTCCAGGAAGCATTGCAGTTGATTAATGAGAAGGCTGGCGGTTCTGCTTCTAAGATGAAGGAAATGCTCGGTACGGATGAAGGATTGGCTGCAACATTGGCTTTGACCGGAAAGAATGCTAAGTCGGCAGCGAGTGATCTCGGAGAGTTACAGAACTCTTTAGGAGCTACGGAAGCCGCGTTTGAGAAGATGAAAGATGCTGCAGACAATCAGCTTACATTGTTGGCTAATAATGTACAGGCCTATTTGCGTCCTTTGGGAGAGAAGATTCTGAAAGAAGTCTCCGATATTGCCAAGGCTTTTAATGAAGCATTTGAGAATAACGATATAGAAGGTACAATATCAAACCTTGAATCGTTGGTAAAGAATGCAGCTGGAGCTTTTCTTTCATATAAAACAGCTATTCTATTAGTTCAGGTAGCTCAACATTCGTATGTAAAATCATCTGCTCTAAGCCGGTTAGCGACAATTCAACATACGACAGCTACAGCATTACTTACCGGTGCTTTAAGAAAACAGGCTGTTGCTATGTTGGCGGCAGGAAAGGCAGCTCTTGCAAACCCATATGTATTAGCTGTGGCAGGTGTTACCGCATTGGGATATGCAATATTCAAACTTGCGACACAGGCTACAGCTTCAGAAAAGGCATTGGCTGCTCATAATAAGAGAGTCGCAGAAATGAGAGAATGGTCTGACGGAATGAGAAGTCAGACGGAAGAAATGTTGGGTGTGTTGCAAGATGAAAATAAGTCCACTTTGCAAAAGGTTGAAGCTTATAAAAAGTTACAAGAGCTTTATCCGAATGAATTGAAGAATCTTTCTCTACAGAAATTCCTTTTAATGGATATGGTTGAAGTCAATAAGATGTTGTCCAAGTCGATAGATGATCGTACTATGGCACAACAACGTGCAACTGTGAATTCCATTGAAGAAGAGATGGCTAAAAATAGTAAACGGATTTCTCAATTAGATAAAAAAAGTTGGATTGACACTAGCTTCCCAGAAGCACTTGAATTACGTCGGTTGCGAAAACGAAATGAGCAGCTAAAGATAGAACATGCGAAAGCAGTAGAGATCGTTGTACAAGGATTAAAAGATCGTACAAAAGCAGAGGCTTTGGTAAATAAACAATCAAAACAAGAAGAGACGAAGTTTGCAAAACCTGTAGATCAGAAAGAACTTGAGAAACAGAAAAAACTTCAAAAGGAACTTTTATCCCTTCGTCGTCAAAACCAGCAATCCGAAATTGACCTAATGAAAGAAGGTTCCGACAAGAAGATCGCCCAGTTGAATCTTGATTATGACAGGGAGTTGGATATTATCCGTGCAAGAGAAAAAGAATGGAGAGAGGCACAAGGAGGAAAGTTGACCAAAAAGCAGACGATTGAGATCCGAATGGCAAAAGTCAATGCTGGGGCCAAATTAGGAAATGCGACATCTGATGTTATCCATGAGCAGATAGAAGCAGAAGAACGCGCCATGAACGAATACCTGAAAGAATATGGTTCATATTTGGAAAAGCGTCAGGCTATCACGGAGCTTTATAATGAGAAGATAGCAAAGGCCACAACGGAAGGTGAACGGCTTTCCCTTGCAGAAGGTATGAAGAAAGAGCTGGCGGACGTGGATAATGAAGCCCAAAAGAGCACCTCCATCATCACCCGGTTGTTTGATGATATGAGTAAAAAGAATATCACCTCTATTCGTGCCATTGCGGATGAAGCGGAAAAATTCTTGTCTTTTCTTGAAAGAGGGGAATATTCATCTGATAATTCATTCGGTATTACCAAAGAGCAGTTTGATGTGCTTCGCAAGTCACCGGATCAGTTGAAGGCCATCAAGGATGAAATAGCCAATGTCCGCCGTGAAGCCGACCAAATGGAAACCTCTTTTAATAAAGTTTCAAATGGCCTAAAAAAAGTATTTACCTCTGAAAGTGATGCCAAGAAGTTAAAAGAGGGTTTGGCTGAGATAGAGGAGGGCATGAATGAGATCATGCAGGCCGGACAGTTCCTTTCTGATACGTTTTCGAAGCTCGGAGATTCGTTTGGTGGTGTATTCGGCGGGATAGCCGAAGGCTTCAGTGTGGCTATGGACACTGTAAGTTCTGCAATGAACGGTGCGAAAGCCGGTTCCATGTTCGGACCGATTGGTGCGTCTGCCGGTGCTGCCATTGGCGTAGTTACCTCTTTGGCCGGTGCCATCGCCAAAATCCATGACAAGAAGAACGAGAAACGTATCCAGCGATTGCAGGATCAAATTGATACATTGGATAAATCTTACGGTAAGTTGGAAAAGTCAATCGAGAAGGCCTATTCAAAGGATGCTTCCAAAATGATTGAGCAGAACAACAAGCTGCTGGAGCAACAGAAGATCCTTATCCAGCAACAGATCAGAGAGGAACAGGACAAGAAAAAAACTGATGACAGCCGTATCAAGGAGTGGCAGGAACAAATCGAGGAAATCAACGACGTTATAGCAGAAAACAAGGAGAAGGCCAAAGATGCCATCTTCGGGGAAAACCTGAAATCCGCCATTGACAACTTCGCTAACGCACAAGCCGAAGCATGGGCTTCCGGTGAAGACCGGGCAGAATCGGCGAAAGATACCGTCAAGAAGATGATGCGCCAGATGGTCACAGAATCCATCAAGGCTGCAACGGAATCTTCCGGTGCAATGGAGAAGATTCGTGACAAGCTGAAGGAGTTCTATGCCGACAATGTCCTTTCCGGCTGGGAACAGGATTATATCTATAATATGGCGGAAGAACTGCAAAAGGAGATTGACAGGCAGTTCGGTTGGGCTGATAGCCTGATGAAAGATAAGGTGGAAGAGCCGGAGAAAGAAGAAGATATATCCGAAAACTCCCTGAAAGGCGCGTATGCCAAAGCCTCGCAGGAGAGCATCGACCTGTTGGCTGGACAGACCGGGGCCGTCCGTATCCTGCTGGAAGATATCCGTGGCGGTATGCAACCGATCCGTGAACAAATGAGGCTGATCTATGATATGCAATCCAGAGGTTGGGAAGATGTGAAGGCCATCCGCGAACTATCAGATAAAGTGGAAAAGAATACCGATCGGATCGCCGAGAATACGAGAGAGATCAAAGAGGTTGCCGGTAAGATATCGGAAAACACTAGAGGCACGGTTGATGCCCTGGAAGGTACTATTAACGTAAAAGTAAAAATGTAACATGATGGACAAAGAGTTTTTTGAGATCGCAAACCGGTTAGGTGCCTGTAGGTTGTTGCATGGCACGGAAAACAAAGAAGAGCTTATGCGCCTTCTGCTGACGCCGCAGGGTACGGAGTTCTGCACGAAGAATAATTTCCCGTCTATGGAACAATTACGGGAGTTCCGGGGCAAGAAGGCCGAAAGCATGGGTATCTATATCGAGACGGACGTGAAACTGACGAATCCGGTGAAGGTATTCTTGGCCGGTTCCAAGGCAATCCTTCATTTTGATACGATCGGCCGCTACAACGTGATCCTGATGCACGGGGCGGAAGCCGAGATCCATGCGAGTAACTATGCCGTGGTGTTCGTAAAGAACGCTGGCGGTAAGGTAATAACTCATAAAGACCATACAGCACGTGTATTATGACAATAGATGGAAAAGACGTATATACTGAATGGGGATGTAAATTATTGGAAGGTTCTTTTGATGATCTTCTGAAATACCCCAAACGTAAGGCAGTCAAATATAACAACTGGGCGGAAGCCGACGGAATCGATCCCGATCTCTCGGTTGTGGAGTTCGAACCTAAGACCGTCAAGTTGAAATTCCTCATGAAGGCAGAAACGCTTGAGCAGTTCTGGTCTGGGTATAGAAAGTTTGTTGCTGATCTGTCCGCACCGGGCTATCGGGAATTCAATCTTATTGCCGGTATGACCAACCGCTTACGATTCAATGCCGGCTCTTCTCACGAACAGCCTGTGCCATTTAATGCAGGGGAGAACGTATCTGTGTTTGAACTTTCTTTTGTCGAGGACAATCATGCCATTTATCCGGCAACTCCGGCCGGCGGTATCGGGCTTCGCGGGCAGTATGCGATTAATGGGATAGACTTTGCAGACTTCGGTATAGGATCGGACGATAACCAGGAGGACATCTTGAAATATCCTGCGGTTAAGGCGCCGTTCACCGATGGCCGTACGGTAGACCTTTCGACAATCAAAACCCTGCATCGGGAAATAAAACTGTCCCTTTGGATGTTGGCCGGCAGTGTGGAAGAGTTTCTGAATAACTATCGGGCATTCTTTAGCCAGATATCCGGTGTAGGAAATCAGGAATTATATATTAAGACATTGGATGGTATCATTCAGGTGTACTATACGGATTGCCCGTCCTTTTCTGTGGAAGTCTGGCTGGAGAACCGGATAGGGGCAAGATTCACTATTTCTGTTGTTGCTCCCGTAGTGAGTTGGATAGATGCCGGCGGTGATGTTCGTTACCGTGTGCTGAAGGATCCGGATTTGGGGTTATTGGCAGACGAGCAAGGTAGAATAATAGTTTTCAATTGATATGGCAGAAGAATTTGAAATAATCAGGGCTAATTTGCTTCCGGCAGCCGGAACAATAACCGATAATGATATGATCCTGATCATTCAGGGTGGGAGACCTAAGCGTGCTTTGCCCTCTGCAATGAAAGGTAAACAGGGCGATCCCGGCCTTAGTGCGTTTTTAGGGATAAACGATAAATACATCCTTTGGAAACAAGGAGCTAATGGTGCTTGGCAGAATCTGTTGGAAATTGAGAAAATTCGTGGGCCGAAAGGAGAGAAGCCGGTTTTTCGAAAGTTGAACGGTACGCTTCAAATGAAATACGAAGGTGAGCCGGATAGTGCATACGTGGATATTTTCGACCGTGAAGAATTGAAAATGAAGTTTTCCGATCTGACGCCAGCAGAAGTGGATCAATTGAAACTGCATTTTTCTGATCTGACAGAGACTGATAAGGCCGAACTTATGAAGCCGGCAACGGATGCGGCAAAAGAGGTTCGTGAACAGATGTCCCAAATTAAGGAGGAAGCTAATACTGCTATATCGAATGTAAACACCGCAAAAGTGAGCGCAGAGGCGGCAACCAAGGCTGCAAATGATGCCGCAGCTTTAGCAAATGCCGCAGCTGGTCAAGCAACTCAATCTGCCGGAGATGCTGATGCAGCGACCAAATTGGCTGTTGCTGCCGCTGCATTGGCGGAGGAAAAAGCCGGTATAGCCAATACCGCAGCCGAGAATGCCGATACCGCAGCAGCTTCAGCCAATATGGCAAAGGAAGAAGCAGATAAAGCAACTGTTGAAGCCAATATAGCCGCAGGAAAGGCCAATGATGCCGCAGGAAAGGCTGACACAGCAACATTAAATGCCAATACCGCAACGGATAAAGCGAATGAAGCAGCATCCTCGGCTACAACTGCCGCTGAAAATGCTAATGCGGCTGTAGAGCGTGCGGATGATACCATAGCTTCTGCCGAGACTGCTACAAAATCGGCGACGGATGCAGCTTTGGCCGCAAACACGGCAAAAGAAAATGCAGACAAGGCGGCAAATACAGCCAATGTTGCCGCTACTCTGGCCAATGAAAAGGCAGGGCTGGCGGATACGGCTGCTTTGGCTGCTAATGCAGCAAAGGAAGATACCATAGTCGCAACCGGCAAGGCCAACACAGCCGCCGACCGCGCCAATCGTGCAGCCGAAGCCGCCGAAGGAGTCATCAGTGGACTACAACCCGACTGGAACGTTACCGATCCTGTCAATAAGAACTACATCAAGAACAAACCGGAGATCCCGACGTTGGAGGCTATCCCGGACGAAAATACATTGAGCTATGTCAATACCGACGGTACAACCATCAATTTTCGTATCGGTGATGATGTGCGTGTAGCGGAAGATGGCGAATATGTATTCTACCGGCTTTATGATCTTGCCGGGGGAAAAGCCTCGTGGCAGGAATCCGGCAGCGGTACAGCCTTGCCCGGTAATGTTTATCTGACAGGAGCCAATTATTACAATGAATCAGTACGAACGATAAAACAAGGATATTTAAGCAATGAGTAAGAAAGGTGCATTTATTTATCAACAGATCGAACTGACGACGGCTGAATGGGCCGATAACGCAACCGTCTACCCTGCATCAGTCTGGTTATTTGAACGTTTGGAAAACGGTAAATTCAACATGAAGCTGGCTGATGGCGTTCATACGTTTGCCCAGTTGCCGGCCGTCATGCAGGAGGTGAAGGTCACGGTTAAAACGAATGATGCCACGACCTATATCCTGACGATCACGACGGCTGAAGGTAAGTTTGACACCCCGAACCTTCGGGGAAACAATGCTCCGGTTCCTTCGATCGATCCGGCAACGAAGCACTGGAAAATAGGCGACGAAGATACGGGGGTGGTAGCCGAAGGACAGGACGGGGAAAGCTACGACGACACGGAAATCAGGAACGCGCTGACAGCCTTGCAGCAGCAAGTCAACACGCTCGTTTCGGGTGACGCATCGAGTGCCATCGAGTCATTTAACGAGATCATCGCTTTCCTTGCCAACGTAGAGGACACACAGACGTTGCAAGGGATCATCGCCGGGCTGAACCAGAGCATCCTATCCCAGTTACAGAATGACGACCATACGGTCAAGGACGCTGCTTATGTCCATACCGACAATAATTACAGCAATGAAGAGAAAACGAAGGTATCGGACTCTTTGAGGTTGAAAGAGTATGTCGATGTCAGTACCTTAAAGTCACTTCCTTCATCACCGTATAACTTGCGTTTTACCTATTCGAGTACATCTGTGCAGGCGATCAACTTTGCGAATATAGGAAGCGTACCGGAGATGCAGGAATTTTATCTGTCCATTAAGAACAATACCGGATCAACGATTAACCAACCGATCCCAAACGGTTCGGGCTGGCAATCGGAGGAAACAAGCGTTGAACTGCCAGCTGGTAAAGCCACAGGGGTATCGCTGAAAAAAGAACATGGGATAATTGTCGTGAGAGTATAATGAAAGGAGGTGAGAGATGAAGAGAAGGGTGATGATGGGAAAAAATGTTGGTATGCCTGATGATAATACGGTCTTTCTATTAAACTTTGATAAAGAGCCTATTCACGATATGTTGGGAAAATCTGTCTCTAAAGAAGGATCAGTAATTATCCTTTCTAATGGAAGATTCAAGTCCTGTGGCCAGTTTGGAAATGGAGTATTATTGTTGGACCGGTCTTGGTATGCTAATCTTATATCTACAGGGTATTTTACTATTGATTTTTGGATATATCCTAATGAAAGAAATGAATCATTATTATTCGGTTGCACCCAAGCAGGAGACAGTATAAGACAATGTGGAGCACTATTTTTATATACTTATAATGGTTTGGGTATAACCTTTCATGCCGATAATACATCTGAATCCTTTATTCCCACGTACACATATCCAACTTTAAAAAAATGGTCACATATAGCAGTGGTATGTCATAATTGGAATGTTATGATCTTTATCGATGGATATTTGAAAGGGGAAGGTCTTTTGAAAAGTTCTATTCTTCCGAGTTATAGTTTAAGATTAGGAGGACAAAACAGGAGAGATGGTGATCCTCTATATTCTATAAAATCAAAAATAGATGAATTCAGAGTAAGTGATATCGCCCGTTGGACATCAAACTTCACTCCTCCTACTAAACCGTATGTGTAATTTAAAAACGAACAATATCATGCTATACATTCAAAAACAAATAAACTTTTGGCCTATAGAAGAAGTCTTACCTGCTTCCTATAAGACAGGCACAACTCTTGAAGAGTTTGAAGATGGCGCTTATCTCTTGCTTAACGAAGAACAGGAGAAGTATCATAACGACTATCCGGAAGCTTCACCGTTGGAATGCTGGTACATGGCACTGACACCGGAACCACAGCCGACACCGGAAGAACTGCTTTGGCGTGCCCGTGATGCCAAACGGCAGGAAATCTACGACAAAGACATCCATCATTATTATATTGATGAACAGGACGCATATGTCTCGAACACCCTGCAAGTGAAGGATAAGTGTGGCCGGCAGGAAGAAGTCGAAGTAGGCGGTCATCTGTACGCCTCGAATATCTTAACGGTTGCTCTTGACGAAATAGCTGACTATTCGGAGCAGTGCGCCAAGGTGACAGACGGCTTGCTATCCCGTATCGATGCCGCCCAAACAGCCGAGGAGGTCGAAGCTATCATGGTGGAAGGCTATCCTGAAATGATCCATACAACAACGGCAGCCTTGCAAACTAAAGCAGATAAGGCAATCGCTAAATCCCCGGAAGCGCAGGCAGTGACCTTTGCCCGTGCGATGATGAACAGCGTGTCTCTCACAGCCAGCCAAGCGTTGGAGATGCAGGTCTTATTCCCCATTTGGGGTGAGAAAGATGCAGAGTTTGGCAAGGAAGTTGAAATAGGCTTCCGGCTTCGAGTAGTGGAAGGAGAAAGCGACACTTTGTTTGAAGTGATACAAAAGCACAAGCTGCAAGCCGACTGGAAACCGGGCATAGAAACTGCTTCACTGTATAAGATCGTTGAAGCTGAGCACGCAGGCACGCTTGATGATCCTATTCCATACGTGCAGGGTATGGCATTCGAGAAAGACAAATATTATGAACAATACGGTGTGATCTATCTCTGCATTCTGACAACCGTTACAGGTTATCCGAACGACTTGAAAGACTTGCCCACAATTGTACAGGAGGTAAAGCAATGAAACAGGTTATGTTATTAAAAGTTAAACGGGGGGGGGGTAAAATGCTCTCTAAATAAAGAAGTTACGACCTCTTATCGTAAGAAAGGAGGGCGTAGATGAGACGGAAGAAGTTGCAGTTGTTCACCAAGAGGTTCTATCCTGCCGGGAATTATACCTGGATCGTACCTAAAGGATGTAGGGAGGTTGATGTGTTTCTTGTCGGAGGAGGGGGTGCAGGACATAATGGAAGCGGTGGAGGTGGCGGCTATACTAAAACCTTCAAAAAAGATACATCCGGATGGAGAGACGGTGATGCTATCTCTGTTGCACCGGGTCAGTCAATTCCGATAACAGTTGGGAAAGGAGGAATTGGAGGGTATTCTGAAGTTGCCCCCAACGGTGGATACTCTCAATTCTTAAATTCAAGTTATAGAGCTAATGGCGGAAATGGTGCGGGTAATGGTTATCCAGGCGGAAGTGATGCCGGAGCATATACTGGTGGCAACGGCGGAAGTGGCGGAGCAGGAGATGATTCAGATACGGCTAAAGCGGGTTCTGATGGATCTAACGGAATCGGCAGCCGCAATGAAAATGGCTCTCTCTATCCAGCTGGTTCCCTATATGGCGGAGGAAAGGGTCAAAGGCATACAACCCGCGATTTTGGCGAACCTACTGGGAAACGAAATGCCGGAGGTGGTGGTTCAGACAGAAATATGAATGGGGGCATGGGTGGAGAATCCGATTACGACAAAGGATGCGGAACTGGAAATGGCAATAGAAAAAGTGGCGGTTACGGTGGTGGCGGTTGTGGTACTTACGGTAACGGCGGTGATGGCACTGTCCTGATCCGCTATTGGGCTTACGAAGAATGATCTGCCGTTGAAAAAGATGAAACAAGATATTAACGACTAAAAAATAGGAGATAAAGTCATGAGAAATAATTGTTTACAAATGTTAACGGGGGGGTAAACACCTCTTAACTAAAGTATCTGACCGACTTTCGGCGGAAAGGAGGTTGGTATGATAAGATCGATGATGGGACGGAAGAAAGGTGGTATGGCGATAGAAGGTGCACCTAATGGAGTTTACATTCTAAGGACAGATAATCGGTTATATACAGAAAAGATGTGGAAAAAGGAGTGGAATAGTGATGCTGTGGGAGTTGCATTTATCAGCAATGCCTGCAGATTTGTAATTGCTCCGACAGAAAGTGAAACAGAGCTATGGTGGAATGTTGATGTACCCACTATACCCGGTGTAACAACAACTAATGATTGGGATACAGCTCGGATAGATTATGCAGGCGTAGCTAACTCAACAGCCATGATAAAGGCACTCGGCAGAGAACGGAGCCATGCAGCCGGATGGTGTAACCAATATTTGTTCAAAAATGGGAAAAATGGCTACTTGGGGGCTTGCGGGGAGTGGGATTATGTTGATGGATATCTTACTGATATAGGATATTATATGTCTCTTATAGGAGGAGTTGAGTTGAGCACCTTTTCTTATTGGACCAGTACGCAATACGATGACATAAGCGCTTGGACGTATTTTGTAGGTAATGGATATGCTGATAGCTACGTACAGTATGGTAAAGCCTTGGTTCGTGCTTTTGCGCCTTTATAACCGATCAAAAAACAGCCTCCAGGCTATCACAGATTGGAGGCTGTAAAAAAAGAAAATTAGGGGGACCGAGGGTCTCCGGAAACAAAGTTAAACAATAAAGTTTGAAAATCATGTTATTATTAATTATTTCTTTTTTGGTTATCGCAGTTTATATGGCAGCAGTTTGTATAAAGGCAAAAGGTGTACCGTACTCAATTAGTGCGACGTATTATACTCTTGATCATAAATTGATCTTTGGAGCAAGCATGGCACTGACGGCTATGTTCCTATTCCCGGTCATTTGGGAAATGAGTACAACCTTTACTATGCGGTTGCTGGCGATCGCAGCCTGTATCGGTTTGATTGGTGTCGGTTTGGCTCCTGATTTCAAAGACACTTGGATAAACCGCATTCATTGTGGATCGGCGGCATTGACGTTGCTTTCTTCTCAGCTATGGGTTGGCTGCACGTCTTTCTGGTGGGTTCTTATTCCGGTGTGGCTGGCTTTTATCGTTTACACGGTAATAGACATGAGTAAACGGTTGAGTGGTAATATATGGTAGGACTTTGTATCAACGAAGCCGATGTTCTGGTGTGAGATTGCAGCGTTGTCTACGACTTTTGGCGCGTGTGGACTTGCGCTTTAGAAATCTACCATAAACAGAACATCTGCCTTATATATTAAAACACGACAACCGGTAAAATGTCATATATCCGGTTGCCGTGTTTTTTATTGCCTAAAAATAAGTAGGTTATTTAGCAGTATGGAAATAAAGCGCGGAAATACGATAGTCTGTGATGTCTATCTGAAAGATAACAGTTATACGGTCGAAGAGATCATGGGGGAGGACACTCTTATCCTGAATTTTCTTTCCCGTAATGTGGTAGAGCTTCAGATCAATGACTATATAGACTTTGAAGGGACAAAATACAAGGTCCGGCATAACGAGAAGGTGACGAAAAGGGAGACATCTCTTGGTTGGGAATATACCGTTCAGTTCTATTCAAGTCGGTATGACCTTTTGGATGCAGAGTTTTTCCTTCATGGTACACCGGAGCGGAAAAAGAACTTCGACTATTACACCGGTACCGCCCGTGACTGGCTAACCCTATTTGTCAAAAACATGAACCGTACAGGATCTGGTTGGGTGGCCGGATCCTGTATCGAATCCCGGATGGTTACCCTTTCTTTCAAAGATAAGAAAGTCGGGACGGTACTTGACGAACTCATTAAAGAATTGGATACGGAATACTGGATATCCGGCCAGACAATAAATATCGGCAGGAGGGAGTATTCAAGCAACGGCCTTGTCTTGGCACAGGGCGAAGGAATGGGTTTTACCGAACTGGAAGTGTCTGCTGTTGATGATACGCCACCTGTGACGGTTTTTTATCCATACGGTTCAGATAAGAATCTCGGTCCCGATTATGGTGCTGATTATCTTCTTCTGCCTGATGGCCGGTTCTCTATCGAAAAGAATGTAGAGAAGTACGGCCGGATAGAAAAGTCCATGCAATTCGACCATATCTTTCCGAAAGGAGAGTTTGCCGTAACAGAAAAGATCGACGATTACACTCTGAGAGCTGCCGGTATGGATTTCAATCTTACCGATTGCCTGTTGGACGGGGTGGAAGTGATCGTTACATTCCAGGATGGCGGCTTGGCTGGCTATGACCTTGCAATCGTTGAAGACAGTTGGGACAATGACTTGAAACAGTTCAAACTAAAGCAGAATGACCAGGAAAACGCCTTGAAAGTTCCCGGTGACATTAATTTTTCTGTCGGTGACAAGTTTATCCTTACCGGCCTGAAAATGCCGCAAAGCTATAGGGATAACGCTTCATTACAGCTACAGGAAGAGGCGCAAGCATGGTTGGATGGCAAGTGTGAGAAACGCATCCAGTTACGAGGAAAATGTGATGAAATTGTTTTTCGTTTGCAAAACATCTTTATCGCCTGTGGCCAGATGGTTGGCGTATATTCTGAACAGTTGGATATCGATCGAGAGATTCGTGTTACCAAAATAAAAAGGTATATCGAGAAAGACGGTACACCTTCATACCGGTATGAACTTACCTTGTCCGATTTCCTTGAATCGAATGGTTTTAAGGATCTGGTGGATGATGTGAATAAAGTGCCGGAAGAGATTGAGGATGCGGTTAAGCCGGTTCGGGAACATACGAAACGTTCATGGCGGGACGTGATGGAAACTTTGGGCATGATGTTTGACCCGGAAGGAGATTATTTCACTGAACTTATCAAGCCGTTGGCCGTGCATACGGCTCAACTTATCGTCGGCACCAATTCCCAGCAGATGGAGCTTATAGGGATGAAGTTTATTCCGAATGCGGACAATGATGCCAACTATTTCAAGAATACGACAGGAAAGTTAGTACACTTTACCGTTAGCGAGGAAATCCGTGAATGGGCTATTCCGGCGGCTTCTTTCCGGCTGAATAATTCGCTTGCCTATTATGTTTATGCCAAATGTCCAAAAGAAGGAACAAATGGCTCAATATATGTCAGTGAACGGCAGATAAAGTTAGAGGATGAAACAGGGTTCTATCATTTCTGGGTAGGGGTGCTCAATACTCCGGAGGATGGCGTACGCTCTTGGCTTCCGAATTATGGATACACTGAGATTGCCGGCCAGACGATCACGACAGGATTGATAAAGGACAAGTTAGCCCGATTGGTGATTGATCTGGTGAATGGGACTATAACCGGACCTGTGATATTCAAATCCGGAACATCCGGTTATAATAACATTTCCGACCGTCCTAACCTTCAACCGTTGTATGATGGGGTAAATGATGCCCTGACGGATGCAGAGAATGCGTCAAATGTAGCCAACAACGCCCAATTGACTGCAAATAACAAGGCAAGGGTATTTTATCAAACGACGGCTCCAACATCGGGTATGCGGACAAATGACTTATGGGTGGATGGGGAGAATATCTATAGATATAGCGGTTCTAAATGGGTTCTTGCCTCAAAATATGACAATACAATAACGGAGATCAATGGCGGACTCATAACTACGGGTGCGATCGCTTTTGGAAGCACAGGTGGAATGTCGGCGTCTGGTACAATCCGTATTTGGTCGGGAGGAACAGCCGGGGCGAAAGGGCAACCACCCACTGATCCGACATTCCGGGTAGAAAGCAACGGAAATGTGGAAAGTAGAGGCAGTATCTATATAGCAAATTCAAATGGAGAAAAACTTGCCGGGTTATCGGGAGGTGGAACTGCCGGAAACTCTGTCCGGATCTGGGCCGGTAATGCAACGCCTGCAAATGCCCCGTTTAAAGTTTATCAAAATGGGGATGCCTACATCGGAGGACTCAGGATGGAGAGTGGAGGATTGTTCTCGGATAATCGCTATTCAGGTGAATCATCGTCGAAGTTCTTTCTTCATTCCTCAGGAAGTAATGCGTTTTTGGGATTTTCATCTTCCGGTAAATGGGCCGGCCTTGGTCTAAATACCTTGCCGTCTACGCTTGGGGGAACAAGTGCTTTGATGCGCCTTGAGTATGCAACTAATCACAACGATATAAATTATGGCGCTGTGATAAATGTTAATGGTGGCTATCGCAACTACGCATTATTTTGCAATGGGGGGTTAAGACTGAATGGTGCGATATCGACCGCAAGATATGTCAGACCGGGGGCAAAGACTAATGCGATTATAAACGATATAGGTTATATGGATACCTATCTCTTTCAACCAACGTCATATATTAACGTTTATCTACCTTCTCGAAATACTGTCTCAAGTAAAATGGGAACTGTTTACAACGATTATGGAGATTCCTGGAGTGAAATCGGTTATAATTCTGTCATATTCATACATGTAATAGTTTCGAGACACGCAACTGATGCGATATGTGTACGACCCGAAGACACAAATACTCCGTTAGTAAATGAAAACGGAGACTCGATAACTCTTGATATGCGTAAAGGCGATTGCGCTACATTCGCATATATTAATCAAACATGGTACTTGTTTAACAAGAACTTTTGACAATAACATCATTAAAATAAAAGTATGGAACTGACATTAAAAGACAGAGTATTAATACTCAACACCGTGTTACCACAGTTTGACACGAGAAAAAACATGGAACTGAAAGTATCGATAGACAGTAAGATCGCGATCTCGGAGGTTGATCAGAAGCGTATCGTTATCAAAGATATGGGAAGCGGGCAAATCAATATAGGGTTTACCGATGCAGCGGCCATAACGGAAACAACAGATATCGTTTTAACAGACGAAGAACTTCAATACCTCAAACAACGTGTTGACTTCATAGATCGCAACGGCATGTTCTCTGAGTTCACGATGCCGACGTATGTCAAAATTTTGGATGAACCGCTAAAAGAGGAGTAACCGGGCGAATAATATAAAAATCCGCCTCCCATCTATCACAGGCCGGAGGCGGAGAAATAACAAACACTGCCTTATGGCAATGAAAAAAACTCGTAACAAAGATGATCAAATAAAACAGAAGGAGGTGTAAAGTGAATGTAGAATTAACTGACATCCTGACAATCATCGGAACATTGGGAGGATTCGAGGCGATAAAATGGGGGATTAGCTTCTATACGAACCGGAAAACGAATGCGCGTATCGAGGATGCCCATGCCGATGTAGAGGAGTTCAAGGCTTTACGTGAGTATAACGAGTTCCTGCAAAAACAGCTATCAGAAAAAGAAGAACGCTTTGTAGAACAAACCGGAAGGCTTCGACAGGTACAGGATGAGCTTTTTACTTTGAAAGAGAGCTATTCGGATGTCAAGCTTGAACTTGCCATGAAAAGATGTGAGAGAAAGAAATGCGGTGATCGTGAACCGCAGAATGGGTATTAATAATAGGAGGATAAAAATGAAAAAGAATAATTTACCAAGAGGTTTAAGAAATAATAATCCCGGAAATATCCGGATTAACGATGATTTGTTTCAGGGAGAAATCCGTCCAAGCAAGGATAAGTCGTTTAAGCAATTTACAACAATGGCTTACGGATACCGGGCTATGTTTAAAATATTGTCTAACTACTTCAAAAATTACAAGCTCGACACTATCCGTAAGCTGATTACCCGTTGGGCCCCACCGGAGGATAATAACCATACGGAAGCCTACATTATGGCTGTATCTGATTATGCCGGAATTCCAGCTGATGATTCGATCAATGTGAACGACCGTGAGCAGATGATCCGTATTGTGTCCGGAATGAGCCGGGTGGAGAATGGACGGGAGGCGGAGATGAGTGATATTATTGCGGGGTGGGAGATGCTATAGCTCTTGTCCCTAGAAGCGCTCTTTGAATTGTTGGAATTACCGAATTATGATTTATAGCATACATAATTGATCTGATCAAGTATTTAAAATTTGTATTTTTGTATTGTATTTATTGAGTTAAGATGATGGAGCAAAAGAATAACGTGGATGCCATATTGTTTCATATTGAGCATTCGAAGCCAATTGAAATATCAGAGTTTGTGACTTCTTTGAATGCAATTGGAAATCTTTTTTCTTTATTTGCAAAGAAAAATGGGGATTGCAAAGAAGCTGCTAAATCCAAACTTTATGTAGAAAAGATAGAGGAAGGATGCATTGATATAATCCTTTGTGAAATAGCATCAGCTGGAATACTTCCGTTTATAGAAAATATGAACATCATTCTTGAATTTTCATCTTACATCAAGAATGTGTTGGATTTCTTTACGAAAGGTGTTGGGCTAAAGCCTGATTTAGATTTGAATGAATGTAAAAATTTCAAAGACCTCGCATTGGTTACAGCCGGTGATAATAATGGGATTACGACAATCGGAGCCATCAATAAGGGAGATAAAAGCAATATATATTACAACTGCACATTTAACTTCCAAGAAGGTAATAGTGCTCAAAACCAGTTGGAAAAGGAAATTAAATCCATTAAATCCGTTCAGCCTGTTACAGATATGTATTCAAGGCAATTGATGACCATATACCAAATGCGTAGTGATATGGAGACTGATAAAGGAAACATGGCTGTGATTGATGCTATATCTAAAAATAAAATGGCAGTTGTGTTTGAAACAGATGAGTTAAAAGAAATGATACTTCATTCAGATTCAAACCCAACAAAGAAAGCATATCTAGTTGATGTAGTTTTACTAACTGTAAATGGAAAAATTGCAGCTTACAAAGTCATGGCGTTACATGATGTCATAGATTTAGAATAGCGTAATTATTTCATATCATCATAGGGCGGTAATTTCAAGTTAAGAGATTTACCGCCTTTTTCATATCCGGGCGGCATCCAAATATGGGTATGGCTATGAAATATTAATCATGAAAACTTGGCATGTAATACAGATTTTGATTCTTTGTTTTCTCAGTTTTCTGACCGGCCGATGTACAAAGAGGGCAGAGATCGATTTTGTCCAAAAAACAGATACTGTTATCCATCGTGACACGATTCGAGATAGCATCCCTTATCCTGTCTACGAAACAGTAATTCAGACAGTGCCGGAGATGTTTCCCATCTACATTACACTCGAGGGAGATACAGTGAGAGAGCCGATCTTTGTTCCGATCAGGATCACACAGAAAGAATACTTGACGGACGATTATCATGCTTGGGTGTCTGGATATAATCCTTCACTCGATAGTATTGATATATTTCGAAAGACAATGTCTATAACAAAACGGCAGTCATCCCGTCGCTGGGGAATAGGCATCACGGCCGGTTATGGGATTGGCCGAAATGGCTTATCTCCATATGTAGGGATTGGGGGATATTATAGGATTTGGTGAACTACTACCGCTAAATTTTCAGTTTAGCGGTAGTTTGTCAAATATGTGATTAGGGTTCATTTAAAAAGGAATCGGAAATAGTTTTGTTATTAGAAAAATAGAAGTACATTTACTGGATATTTTGCAAAAATAACATTTATATGAAGTTTTTTTATCAAACGATGCTTGTATTGTCGAGTGTTTTTTTGTTTTCTTGTCATCAAATATCGGATAGGAAGTTAAGGTGTTATGAGAATCCTTTAAAAACAACGGACAGTACTGAATTGTATATAGCTGATCCTTTTATCTATAAAGTCCACGACTTTCATGTTTGGGCACTGCTATCGGCTCAAACTGGCCGTTACGGTCACGTGGAATAGAAATGACAGACTCTCCA